GGATAGCCATATCTCTATACGCCGTGGTGAGGTCAGCATGATCGCTGGCCCACCCGGTGCTGGGAAATCCACGGTCGCTTTGGCTATCGCCATGCGAGCGCAAGTCCCTACCTTGTATGCGAGTGCCGATAGTCACGAGTCCACTATGGCTATCCGTTCTCTGGCTATGTGTACAGGCATGCAGCAGAGCGTGGTTGAAGAGCGGATCGAAAGCGACCCTGACTGGGCTTCTTCCATGCTGAAGGAGAACGCTGGTCACATCCGGTGGATGTTTGATGCCTCGCCCACGTTGGCTGATCTTGAGGACGAGATTAACGTTTACCGTGAGTTGATGGGTGATAACCCATCACTTGTGGTGGTGGATAATGCCGTGGATGTGACTCACGACAGCGGTGACGAGTTCAGTTCGCTCCGGTCGTTGATGCGTGAGGTGAAGTGGTGGAGCCGTGACACTGGGGCTGCATTCCTTATCTTGCACCACACATCTGAAGGGTACGAGGGTTACCCGTGTCCTCCACGCTCGTCACTGCATGGCAAGATCGCCCAGGTTCCTAGCCTCGTGGTCACATTGTCGTCCGACCAACCGAACATGATGGCAGCCGCAGCGGTCAAGAACCGTTACGGTCCTGCTGACGGGTCAGGTCAGACTGCTGTGTGGATGGACTACCATCCGGCTACCATGCAGATTAAGGACATAGACTGATGACACCATTAGAAGAGTTCTGCGCTAAATATCCGAACGTAAACACCTTTGACGATGACCGCTGTACATGTGATGGATGCCGTGTCGTTTACGTCAGAGATATTCTTGCTGGTGGAGATGCCGGTCGTTGTGATTGCGGGTGCTACAAGTGAGTACCTACAACAAGGTCAAGGGTACTAAGTTTGAGACAGACCTAGAGAACTACCTCAACGAGTCGGGGGTCAAGGGTCGCAGGCTACCTCGTGCCGGGTCGAAAGATATCGGTGACGTATCCCTCACCCTGAAAGACTTCACTATCGTGATTGAAGCCAAGAACGTCAAGAAGCAAGACATGGCTGAATGGTTACGTCAGGCAGACGTAGAGTCATGCAATTATGAAATGAAATATGGTGTGCCTACTGTCCCCGTCGTGGCAACTAAAACCCGGCAGAAGGGGATCGGTGAAGCCAGGGTGACTATGACCCTGGATACCCTGCTGGATTTGTTGAGGCTAGGCAAGATCACATGATTATTGATCTAGAGCCTTGGGAGTACGAACATGTTAACCGTGTGGGCATAGGAAGATACACGGCAAACTGGGAAAAACAAGACGCTGCTTACTACGACAAGTCGCGCATGCAAGACGAGAGAACAGCGCAGGTTGCGGCAGCCGCATGCGAGTTAGCGGTTGCTAAGTACACAAATCAATACTGGTCTGGCTCAGTTTGGTCTAAAGATTCTCACGAAAAATATAAAAGAAGTGCCGACGTTGGCTACAACATAGAAGTTCGCAGAGTTAGGACAAGGAATAGCGTTGCTGTGCGGCAAAAAGATTTAGGCCGTTGCCTTTATCTTTGGGCTGCACGAGCGATAGAACCTGAGTTGAAAGAAGTTGAACTTTTAGGACACATAGATTATGACCAAGCCTGGAATCTTGCTGAAGAAAGCCAGTTCCAGGGCACAAGATACCTGCCGCTTGATAGACTTAACTCACCATGACCGAAGCGCAGTTCGATATCTGGCCCGTGCTAGAACACTACGGATGGGAACTGCCTTCACCTCGTGGATCTTGGCAGTCAGTCAAATGCCAAATTCACAATGACACGCACGCCTCATGTCGCGTAAGTTACGATGCAGGTAGAGTAAAATGTCTGGCATGTGACTTCAAAGGCGATGCCATACAAGTTGTCCAACACTACGAAGGGTTGAGTTACAAAGATGCTGTCAACAGATGCGAAGAAATCTCTGAAAGAGGCGGCGGAAACGTACTACAATCAGGTCGTAGACATTCAAGACTACCTTCTAGGTCGCGGGATCGACGGGTACGCAACTCGTACACACCGCCTAGGCTACGTCAAAGACCCGGTGATAGGCCATGAAGCCTACAAAGGTAGACTATCCATACCTTATCTTACACCCAGCGGCCTCGCAGACTTACGCTTTCGATCCATCAACCCAGACGACTCACCTAAATATCTTTCCCGCCCTGGTGCGGAACAACACATCTATAACGTGCTGGCATTCCAAGAAGACTCCGACATTATCTGCATTTGCGAAGGAGAGATCGACACTATCATCATGCACAGCATGGTCAAGATCCCTGCCGTTGGGATGCCTGGGTCTAACGGTTGGAAAAACTGGTACGCCCGTGCGTTCAGCGACTACAGGAAAGTTCTCGTTCTCACTGATGGTGACTCATCAGGGCACGAGATGGGTAAGAAGATCATGCAAGCGATAGATGTAGCAGTGATTGTGTCTATGCCAGACGGCATGGATGTGAACGAAGTGTTCCTAGCGGAAGGTGAAGAAGGCATGAGAAAGAGGGTGGGTTTGTAGTGGACACTTGGATGTGGTACGCAATGTGGACCCTGGCTGGTATCATCACTGGCATGGGCATCATCGCTCTGACTATGTGGGCCACCGCTGAGTTGGACGAACGCAAATGGCGAAAGCGCATGAGCGAGATTGCAAGCGAGGGGTTTGATCGTGGATGATGCCACCGCACGATTGGGAGATGCTGCTGCTCTCTCTGACTTCCTTGGGTATACGGATCGAAAGCCAGAACAGGCAGACAGGGAAGATAACACTGTCGGTATACCCATTGCCCCGCCAATACATAAAGGGTACGGGGTAACCACTGACGAACTAGCCGAAGCGCAACGCAGGTTCACGAACTATGCACGGTTGCGTATCTTGGGTACAGGTAACCGTGAGTATTCCCGTGGCAGCAAGCAAGCCTTTGAAGACATGCACTTACACCGCCTGATTGATGAGTTACGGGACGAGATCGCAGATGCCGTGAACTACCTAACCTTTCTGGATATTCAATTGTCTAGGTGGAAATCCACATTGGAGGAAAAGTTGTGAAGCGAGTATGGGTCGTCAGCGACTTACAGGTTCCATTCCACGACAAGCGTGCGACGGCTGCCTTGGCTCAGTGTATCGCTGACATGAAGAGCAAGAACGATATCGTTATCAGTATCGGTGACGAGATGGACTTCCAAACTATCTCACGCTGGTCGGCTGGTACACCGCTAGAACATGAACGCTCTATCGGTCGTGATCGTGACACTACAGTTCAGGTTCTCAAGGACTTACAGATCCAGCACGTTATCCGCAGTAACCACACCGACAGGCTGTACAATCAGGTGATGCGCCGACTGCCTGGTCTGCTTGGTTTACCTGAGATAGAGATACAAAACTTCCTGCGGCTACCTGAGAACAAGATCACTTACCATGAGCAGGCTTTCCGTTTCGCCCCTGGCTGGGTGGCTATGCATGGTGATGAAGCAGGTGTCTCGCAGATAAGTGGGCAGACAGCGGCAGGACTCACGAAGAAGGTCGGTTTATCTGTAGTCTGTGGTCACACTCACCGTCTAGGTTTGCAGCCACACACGACAAGCGTGAACGGTCGCATCACCCGTACCCTTTATGGGTTTGAGGTAGGCAACCTTATGGATATGCGTCAAGCGAAGTACGCTAAGACCCACAATTGGCAGCAGGGATTCGGTATCCTGTATGTGGACGGCAATAATGTTTACCCACAACCTATCCCCATTGAGAAGAAATCTTTCATGGTGGAAGGTAAGGTGTATTCGTGGTAGACGAAACACCTGAGATCACCACTCAGGACTTGCGTATCGCCAAGCAAGGTGCGTTGAGTGCTTACCGTTCTGGTCGTGGTCTTGTCACCGTCGATGACATGGTAGGTGAGGCTAACTTGTGGATGGTGAAACACTTGGATAAGGTGGTTCACTGGCGAACACAAGGCAGACACGGGCAGAACAAGTTACGTCACGCTGTACGTCAGCGTTGCCTAACTGTGATCGCTAAAGAGCGTCGTATCCGTTCTGGTCTACAGCCAGGTGACATTTTCTATTACACTCCAGCCATGATCCGTGAGTTACTGCCTGATATTTGGGATGAAGATGACTGGGTTAGTGGCAGCACGAACAACGCTGAAGAAATCAGAAACCCATCACGCCCAGCAGAAGGTAACAACAGGTTAGCGATGGTTGCTGATGTGCGTTCATCTTTCTACACCCTCTCAGAGAAAGATCAGAACTTCCTTGAAGACTTCTACCGTGACGGTGGTATCACATCTGATATCATGGCAGCACGACTAGAAGTTACAGAGCGCACTGTCCGTCGTCGTGACGACAGGATTATGGAGAAGATGGTGGAGCGTCTTGGTGGTGAGCCTCCGTGGACTCGTTAGATTTATTCCCACACACATCACATATCATCATGCCACGCCACTCAGAGTAGACACATTGGTGAGTCACTCTGGCCTCGTTTCGTCACCGTAACGATCCCTGGCAGGCCAATCGAAACGTGCCGGAATAGACGGTGCATCTGCAAGATCACCATGAATGTGCGTACTGATGATCACATCGTAGGCGTTGGATGGAGGGATATGGTTACCACATTCAATCCATTCCGCCTCAACACTGTTCTCCCCCACCAGTTCTATCCACACTGTCTGCTTATCTAACTCCAGCGTGATGCTGTTGGGCACGTTGTAACGGTTCAGCCATCCTGCCAGGGTGCGAACATCCTCAACAGTGCGCAGTGGTGCTTTCGCCACAACCCACCCCGTTAGTTCTATTTCGTCTGACATGGTTCTCCTTCGCAACAGTTATCTTTGTAGTGGCAGGTTGGGCAGAGCCAACGGTAGTACGTTCCATCATACTCTGTGCCGCACCAAAAGCATTCAATCATGGAGCCGTTCACCCACAACATGCTGACAGAAACAATCCGTGCATTCACTGTGGAAAAACTTAGCCTGCTCATATGATGTTTCGGCGGCCCGCTTTTGCCCACTCTCGGCGAGCATGCGTGCGTTAGCGTTCATGTCACCACCAACACTACAGGGTATACATATCATCGTTTCTCTCCAAAGGGTCAGGCCCATCGGCAGGGCAGGGTACTGTCACTACTGCGCCACAGGATATGCACACACCGTCAAGTAGGTACATCCCAGGCTCTTGTGTGTCGCCATCAAATATGGCTGCGATAAGAAACATATCCGAACCACACGGGCACACGAAAGTGGGCATGCCACGGTAATCGGATGGGTTGTACACTCGTTGCAGATGTCGCATCCAAGGTAGAGGGTGCGAAAAACCCTTATTTTTCAAGGGTTTTTTGGGTTTCCTAAATATGTTCATCAGCAGTCCTTGATTTTCTTGCCGATTGTGAGTGCATGTTTACTGCTCCAATGGTGTCTACCTTCCAAACCTTTCTTCTTAGGGTAAGGGTCAACCATCACAAAAGCAATCTCCCACTGCACATACTTTGGTGCTTTGTATGGTCGAACACCCACCCACTCAGGGTAATCGGCACGCTCTGCGTACACATCCCAAGTAGACTGGATGGTCTGCACTATGCCGCTACCGTATGGTCCATCCTTTCGCCAACCAAAATTCGATTCCCTTTTCGCTACGCAAGTTAGAAACTTATCAGCCTTCTTGCTGTAGTGGTAGCCACGATACTCTGGTGGATCAAAGTCAGACTGCCCCATCAGTGCGGCAGTCATCA